CAATCTCGTCCCGGTATCCCATTCGTTCCTCCGTTACCGTTCCCACCACGCGATTTCCCACGCCCATGACGGGGCGGTGGTCGCGTTGGCGACATTCCACAGGTGTAGAATCAGCGATGAGTTCTGGCCCCCCAACACGACAGGGCCGACCAGCTTCGAGATGGAGATGGGCGTAGTACCCGACATCGGCTGCGGGTCGGCGTCACCGGTGAGCGAGAAGTTGAACCGCACCGTGTCACCCACGGTCCAGCACGGCGCAGCCTGCACCTTGAGCGAGTCGTTGTAGATGTACCGAGTCCCCGCGCCAGCCGCCGACGCCGTCACTGACCCGATGCGAAGCACCGACACTACCGACGACGGGCCAAGCGCCGTGTTGCTGTTCATGATGAGGCCCGAAATGTCAGTACCGCCGGAGGAGTAGCGGTTGTTGGCATCAATCGAGATAGCCGCCAGCGAGGAGGTGGTGCTGGCACCAGCGGCGGTATTGATGAGCTTGATGTAGTGCGGGATGACGCTGACCGTAGAGGACCCGTTCACCATCACCAGCGGCACGGCCGTTGCCGAAAACGCCGTCGTGATGGCTTGCGCGGTGCCGGTCATGGGCGTGGCGTTGCCGATGGCACGGAAGTACGACCCCTCCTGTGCCCACGCCAGCACCTCGTTGCGAACGTGTTGGGCGCCGAACTTGTCCGTACGGACCAGCTTGGCGGAGCCGTCGGCGCTTGTGCCCGGCTTGCTGGCTTCGTAGGTGATTCCGTAGTTCTGCGGCATCAGGACACCGTGTACACGAGGGTAATGGTTTCGTTTGGCGGCGACGAGGACGGGTCCCCGCCGCTCAAATCTAGGCAGTTCACCAGCACGTCAAAGGTCCCGGCTCCGCGCGAAATGACATTGGCGGTGTACAGGAATCCCGGGTCGGCGCTGTCCGCCGTCGTCGGGCGCATGATGGACAGCAGGATGGTGCTGGTCGAAGTGACGCTCGCGTCCGTTACCGTCGTCCGGCGGGCGGTATCGCCGTCGGTGAAGGCGATGCTGACCGTGGACAGCGTGACGGAGCCACCGCCCCCGCCGACCGACTGCCATGCCGCGCCATCCCAGAACGACACCGCTCCGGTGTCCAGCGCCAAGTAGAGCTGTCCGGTGGAGCCCGTGACGGGACGCTCGGCGGCGGTGCCCGACGTGACATGCGCCACGGCATCCGCTTGATGGGCGACGAACTTCTGGCGAATCGTCTCGTCGTTCCCGCGCACGCGCTCCGGCGCGACCGCCACCCCCGCGACCGGGCCAGCAAAGGGCCGGATGTCGTAGTCGCCGACGCTCATTCGCGCCTCCCGAGGCCGAAGCCCATGGCTTCGACGCGCGAGATGCTCGGCAAGGCGTCGGTGTCCGCATGGGTGAACGTCAGGTCGGCGTAGTACCCGGTGCCCCAGAGCGGGCAGCGAATGGAGTTCGCGGGGGCGGTGACCGCCAGCGGCTCGTCCGTCTCGGTGGTCAGGTCCTCGTCTGTCTCCGTCGTCAGGTTCTCCGCGCCGGACTGCACCAGTGTGTACGACCCGCCATTGCTGTCGCTGGTCGTCCACGCAAGGTCCACGTTGGGCGAGCCCTGCAAGTCCGCCACCAAGTAGGCGTAGCGGAACGACTTCACTTCGGCCGAGTCGCCGAAGAAGAAGCGGCGACAGGTCACGGTCATGGTGAACGGCGTCCCCGCAGTCCCGTTGAAAGTCGCCGAGTCCGTCGTGGAACCACTGGCGTCCACCAGTTCGATGGTTCCGGCCGGGGAGCCCTTCAACACGACCGGGGCGTTGGCGGAATCGCCGACCTCGGCGAGCAGTTGCGTGTCGGTCGTCTGGTACGTCCCGACCCACGGACCCGCCCACGCCTGTACCACGACATGGTAGGTGTACACCCCGACGGACGGGATGGAGATGAGCAGCTCGTTGGTCGGGCGCGAGAACGCGCAGACCACCCCTTCCAGTTGCGCTTCCGTGAGCGACGGAAGGATGGCGGTCAGCGGGTCTGGCTTCTCCGGCGTGCTGACCGGCATCACGCCGTCCGGCGTGGCGACGAACAGCCCACGGACGTTGACGTAGTACAGCACGTTCCCGACCTGCACGATGGAGTCCCGTGCCGTCGTCCCGACCTCTCCCGTCACGCCAGCCGGGAGCACCTGCGTGTCGTCCTGCCCGAACCCAGTCAGCCGGGACACGCCGCCGCGATGGAAAATCATGAGGCTGGTGCCCAGCGCCTTGACGGCCACGACGTTCTGCTGGCCGAACGTGCGGACGTTGATTTGTCCGCCGCCGCTCGCGCCGATGCCGAGAGTCGTCCCGTCGTTCTCGGCGCTGTAGAAGATGGCTTGCGGGTAGGTGGCGTTCCCGCACCCCCACAGGCGCTGGTTGAACGCTTCGAGGTCGGCCACGTTCGGCGTGGACGCGATGTCACCGGACCACGCGGGGTCCGGCGGGCCGCCCCCGATGTAGATGCCGTTCAGGGCCCCGCCGTCCGCCACGAACAGCATGTCTTGGGTGCTGTCCCGGAAGTCGGCGAACGAAAGCCGCGCCCCGACCGTGACCGCCGATGACGGCACCACGTCGAACGCGGTGTTCATGTTGGCGTACAGCGCGGTGTACAGCGCCCCGTTGTTCCCGGCGACCACATAGCGGGTGCCGTTCGACAGCTCCCATTGCGTCAGGCCGGTCATCGCCGCGTCCACGAACTGCGCCGGGTTCGACATGACCTTCGTGCCGCCACGCTTCTGCACCGCCCCGAACTGGGTGATGCGCGCGTTGGTGGCGGCACGCACCTGCGTCTCGCCCATGGCCACTTCGGCGGACACGGTGTTGAGGCCCCCGATGAAGTTCGGGAGCACATCGTACCGCTCCGGCCGGGCGCCCCGGGCCATCAGCGTCCCGCCCAGTCGCGCGCGTCATCCACAGGCATGACCCGCACCGGGTTGATGGTGCGCCGCTGGATGTCCAGCAGCATGAGCTGGCGGTTCTGGTCCGCCATGGCGGACAACTGCGCCGCCCCGGCGGACTCTGCGCCGCTTTTCATCAGCAAGCGAGCGCCCGCTTCTTGGGCAAGGATGAGATGCGAGTTGTCCGGGTAGTCCACGGTGACCGCGTCCCCCGACAGGTCGCTGGGCACGGGCGGCTTGTAGTTGACCCACACGTTCAGCGACACACCGCTGGCGACCGGAAGAATCTGGATGGTCGTGCCAAACAGGTAGTACAGCCGGTACCACTGGTACGGCAACGCCCAGTTGGTCGTCGTCGCCAGCGGCACGTCTTGGAACCGCGTCTCGTCGTAGATGTAGTTGTCGTCGGTGATAGCCAGCACCCGGTAGAACCGCTGGGCGGTGTCGCCGGAGCCGCTGTCGAGCGACGACAGCGCGAACTTGCCGGAGGTATCCGTGGTCACGACCCGCTGGGCGGCGCGGTAGTACGGCGCCACCGACAGAATGTTCGACCATTCGGTGTCGAACACGTTGTCCAGCACGGGCAGGATGTCCGTGGTGTCATCCCACCGTCCCGTGTTGCCGACCGCATCCATCCACCAGCGCGTGGCGGTGATGAGTTCAGCGCGGGTGACCTGTGCCATCGGTTACTCCGGCTTGGGGACGACGTGCCGCGTCCTGCGGCCCGTCACCTTCTTCGACTCTAGCTGTGCCGGGTCGTGCGCGGACAGCGCATCGTCCAGCGCATCCTGCGCGTGGGCCGTGTGGACCCCCGCATTGTACTTGTGCATCCACTCGGCCAGATGCCGGACCTCCTCCTTGCGATGCGAACGCAATGCGTTCGCCACATAGGACGGGGCTTGGTCTGGCGGGCAATCCACCGGGAGGAATCCGATGGTATCCCATGCGTCGGTTGCAGCCATCTGCTGCTCCTGTACCATGCGCCAGCGCGGGTCAGACCGCTCCCACTCCAGTGCGATGGCCCAGACGCCCTGCAACGAGGGCGAGTAGCGCAGATGCAGGCCATGGTGGACCTGCCGGAGCCCCCGCTGAACGGACGGCGGGGGTTCCGGGTGCCCTGCATGGTTCAGCAGGACAGAGGCCATGCGATTACTCCAGCATGAGGAGTTCCGCCGTGAACACGAGCCCAGCGGGCTGCGCGTTGATAGCGGCGCTGTTGTTGATGACGTGAATCTCCAGCGCGTCCCCCGTGTCAAACGTCAGGGTCGCGTCGGAGGCCGTCGAGAGGTGCGCGGCCTTGGTGCCTTCGCGGGTGACGAGCGCCTCCAAATCCAGCGCGGCAGAAATCTGCACCGCCGCGTCGGCACTGGCGTCGTACTTGTAGGCATAGGCGAGGATGGTGCCGTCGGCATCGGAGGGCACGGTCACGGTCACACCGACCAGCGCGTTGAACACGCACCGGCACGGCGCCCCGCCCATCCGGAAGATGGTCGTGGTGTTGGCCGTGAGCGGCGAAGCACCGCCGCCGTAGTTCGTGCCACCGATGATTTCCGACTTCAACCACACCCGCTGAACCCCGAAGAACCCCGGCTTCTGCTTCGGGTAGTTGTTGCTGGGCATTCGACACTCCAGTGACTGGGGGCCTTACGGCCCCCAGTCGGTCAGGGGTTAGACGAGGTGGCTGTAGCGGTCGGTGTCGGTGTACCCGACAATGGAGCCGTGCGTGTTGCGGGCCAGCGGCGCGATGTTGCCGTACCACCCGTAGGTGGTCTCGAACGCATCACGCCCGCTCATCCAGCGCCACGGGCCAGCTCCCTCGAACTCGATGAAGCCCCAGTCCTTCGCGTCCACCCACGCGAGCGACGGAACGTGGAGCAGGTAGATGGTACCGGCCGGGACGTAGTAGTCCATCACGAGCGGGATGCCCGTGAAGTCGTACGCCTTGTACCCGCCCTTGATGGTCCGCTGCATCTCGCCCGCGGTGAAGCGGCGCTGGGAGAGGTAGTTCTCCATCAGCTTGCTGGCGAGGCCCGGCGTGGTGAGCAGGAGGAACTCGTTCGGGCTGGTCTGCGCGTCCTTGCCCGACCGGCCGTTGATGCGCTGGATGAGCTTCCACAGGTCCGACTCAGTCGGCGTGTTGGCGTCCGGCGTATCCGTGCCAGCGGTCATGCGGACTGCGTCCCAGATGGGGAACGAGGAGGCGTCAATGTTGCACAGGCTGTTGTAGCCTGCCGCCCGGTTGGTGATGGAGATGAGCCCGTGCATCGCCGCGTTGTACGACGTGTCGGACGAGGTGGCCTTCACCAGCTTGTCGGTCGAGGCCATGCCGACGATGGCCGTGTCCAGCGTGAGCGTGGACGTGTCGCCCGAGTTGGAGATGGCCGTGACCTTCGCGCGACCCAGCACGGCGTCCGCACCGGACGTATCGAGCACGGCGATGGTATCGCCGACCGAGATGAGCAGCGCGCCCTGCCCGGCGCCAGAGATGGCGTACGGCGAGCCCACGTCAATGGACGTGGTGCTGTTCACCGTGGTGACCAGCGCGACCACGCCGTTGGCCTTGTTGTGAAGCGCCTGCTGCATCAGGAGCCGCGAGGCATCCTTGATTTCGTCCATGGTCTTGCGGGCAATCGTCTCGAACGCCGCCTGCTTGCTCTGCGTGCCGACGAAGGCAAGGCCGTCAATCTGGCGCGTGGTGTACGCCCGGACCACGCCGACGTTGGCCTGCCGCTCGCTGGCCGTGGTGTCAGGCGGGAAGTAGCCGATGGACGAGAACGTGGAGCCGGACGGACGGCCGACCACCACATCCCAGTACACGTTGTTGCCGCCCCACCGCAGGTTCTTGGGGCCACCCGCCTTGGCCTTCTCAAGCTGGGCCAGCAGCGGGGTAACGAGGTTCTGCACCTTCATGCGGAAGTTGGAATAGACGTTCTTGAGCAGACCCGTCAGTTCCGTATCCGTGATGACCGTAGGAGCGGCCATGGTGTGACTCCTGTGAGGTTAGGAGCCGAGGTTCATCGCCCGCAAAGCGGTCTGCACCGCATCCTCCGCCGCGTCCCCGACGGACACCGCGCCTCCGGTCTTGCCGGATGCACCGGTCGCCGGGGCGCCACCCCGGCCCACGGGCTTTACTGCCCGCGCCATCTGGTTCTTGGTCTGCTGCACCTTCGCCGTCGCCTTCACCTTTTCGTCGTTGGCAACGCGCGTGGCCGCTTGGATGCGGTCGTACCGCTTGGCGTGCGTATCCTCAGCCCAGTCGGTGAGTTCATGCACGATGTACTGCCGAATGAGCGGGTAGTCCCGGGGGGACACCCGGCCATTCTTGGCCAGCTTGGCGAAGGTCAGGCCCAACTCCCGCGAGAGTTCCTCTACAGTGACCTCGGGGCACGCGGCCGCGATGGTCTGCAAGGCGGGAAGCACTTCTTGGGAGATGAACCGCTGCCCTTCGGCGGCATCCTGTTGGTGCGCGAGTTGCGCCTCGCGCTCCCGCATCTGCCGTTCCATGCGGGCCATCTTCTGCTCCGGCGCATTCGCTTCGGCGAAGCGAGCACGCGCGGCTTCATAGACCTCGGGGTCGGACAGCAGGACTTCGAGCTGCGCCTCGCGCTGCTCCAGTGCCTGTTGGACTTGCTCGACCCGGCTAGCAAGCACCTGCTCCTGTTGCTGGAGGCGCTGCTCCCGCTCCACGTTGTGGACCCCCATCTGCGCCATCTTCACGACTTGGTCAAGGCGGTCCTTGCGGATGCGCCCATTGGCCTTGTACTCGATGGTGATGTTCGGGACTTCCAGTTCACCCGTGCTGTCGCGGACGGTGAACTCGGCGACCAAGTCCCCTTCGATGGGCGTGACGGCGGCAAAACCTTCCGGAAGCGCGGGTGCGTCTTCCTTCGAGTCGTCCGTCGTCTTGCTCGCGTCGTCGGTGACCTCGGGCTTTTCCTCGCCCGTGGCCGTCGGGTCCGTCTCGGTCTGGTCAGGCTTCTCGGCGGTGCCGTCGGCAGGCGCGGCGTTCGCGTCGGGGATGTTGTTCGCCTTGAAGAACTCGGCGACAGCATCACCCGCAGCGGAATCCGCGGTGGCGGTGACCGTAGGAACTGGAGTGGCGGTTGCGGTCATGCAGTCTCCTTACTGGGGGGTAAGTCGGTCTTCCACTTGGGCCTGCTGCTCGTCCGTTGGCATCCCCAGCATGTCCATGCGGACCATGGGTGCGACGGCGGCGGCAGGATTAGAACCCGAGAGGGGACGACTGCCCGGTGGTAGTTGACCCAGCGACATCGGAGCCCCGCTGGGAGGGCCTTGGGGCGCCGGGGGTGCCCCCGGTGGCCCCATCAACATACCCGACTTTGCGGCTGCTTGCTGGGAGAGCATGGTCCAGCGCTGCGTCGCCGCTTGGACGACCTGCTCCGGCAGGTCGTCCTGCAAGAGAATCTCACGCTCCAGCACATCCTGATGGATGGACTCGTTGTCCTGCCACCGCATGGGCGGCACGGGCTGTTCGAGCCGGATGGCATCAGCGATGCGCATGGCGCGCGCCTCTTGGTCCTCGTCGGGGGTGGTCACGTCCTTGGCGACGGCGAACGTCTGCCGCCGACGGTACTCCTTCTGGTCAATCACGCCGTACTGGAGCCACGAGTCCAGCAAGTACATGCGGTAGGACAGCGGCATCGGCATCAGCGTGCCCTTTTCGACCTTCACGTCCACGGACCCGTCCAAATCTTGGCTCGTGAGCGCGCGCGCGAGGTCCGGACGGCCCCGACCGAGGGCCCCAATCTGCCGGGGCATGTCGTAGCCCCAAATCATGCCCGCCAGACACACCTTGGCCCAGTCGTTGAAGGCGGTGGCCATGGCCTGCACCGCCGGAGCGAACACGCGTTCGAGCTGTTCGCGGGCCGCGATGATGGCGCGGCCGGATTCGCCCGCCACTTGGCCCCGGGAGGTCGAGTTGTAGCCGCTGGCGTCCTCGAACGCCTGCTTTTCGAGCGCGAACGCCTCTTTCACGTCGTTGCCGACGGAGAATCCCTGCATCTGGGTGATGTTGTCCTGCACCGGACCGGGCGCGCGCACCTCTAGGAACGACGTGACGCCGCCGATGAACGTCTCGGTCGCCACGGAGTTCGGCTTGCCCGCAAACCGCCCGCCTGCATTGACCCGGATGTTCTCCTGCCACTTGGAGAGCAGGACATTCATGCGCATCTGGTGGTCAATCCACTGTTCCATCGTCGGCCGGGGCAGCCACGAGGGGTCGGACGAGCCATCGGAGATGCGAATGACGGGAATCGTGCCCCAGTGGAGGTCATCCGGGCCGTACACGACCTTCTGGCCGACGATGACGAGCATCAACCCGTTCGGCAGGACGCCCGGCTTGCGGTCCACGTACACCGTCAGGCGCTCCACGGTGTCCTCGTTCCGCATCCGTTCGCCTTCGCCCACGTTCGTCTGGGTCAGGACCCAGTTGGCGACGGAATCCACGAACATGCCGGTCATCTGGTCGTGTCCGGTGTCGCTTTCGGCGGCTTGCTGGCCGGTCACGCCGTAGATGTTGGCGGCTTCGGACACGGTCAGCACGTCCCGCACGACGACCCACGACGGCTTGACGGTCGCGGTCGCTTCCGGGGACACCCGGACCTGCTCCACGCGCAGGGTCCGGCAGTTCAGGTCGCCCATCGGGGCCTTAGGCGCCCCCATCAGCCGCCCCATCTGCTCATCCCACGGGCCGCGCTCGTCATCCCAGTAGATGTGCCAGAACGCCACGCCGTCGGTCTGCGCCCAGTAGGCCGCTTCCCGCGCTTTCACGTCCATTTGCATCTGCTCGTACTGGTATTCGGTCGCGCGCTGGCGCGCGGTGGCCTTGCGGCGGTCGTCCGGGTCGCCCGTCATGGGCGTCACGGTGAAGCCGGGGCGCTGGTCCGTCAGGATTTGGAGGCGCTGGTCGAGCGCCTTATCAATCATGTTGTGCACGAGACGCAGCGTGTCCTTCGGACGCGCGGGATTCGCCCACGGCGACCCGCCCCGCGACTGCACCCACTGGTATCCGGCGCGATAGAGGCGGTTCCGGGCGACCAGATGCAGGTGCTTTTGCACCGCCGCAGACCGGGAGTTCCACAGACTCCGCGCCCATGACACCCACTGGGCGTCCAGCTCCTCCATGCCAGCCGGATTGGCCTCCAAGTTGGCCACCAGCTCTTGGTATTCCGGCTGCGCAGGCGGGAACTTGTCGCCATACAGGGCCTTTTGGAGCCCCTGCATCATCTCCATGCCGCTTTCCCGACGGTCCTCCGGCGGGTTCGGCTCCATTTGCTGGTTGGCCGAAGGCGTGGGCGGCTCTTGCGGGGCCATGGGCATCATCGGCGCGGCCATCAGGCGTCACTCCGGTGGGCGAGGCCGAACGCGGAGCGTACCGTGTTCCAGTTCTTGGACTCCGCGTACCGCTCCCGGGCCGCGCGCAGGCTGTCTTCCTTGGCCCAGTCGTCATCAAACGACATGATGTAGGCCATCACGTCCTCCGGCACCAGCACGTCCTCATGCGACGGCACGACCGGCGACGGCGCGAACCGCACCACCACCGGCGCAAGCCGCCAGATGGCGTACACCGCGACGGCGGGCCACAGCACCGCATGGAGGAAGGCGATGAACAGGAGCATTACTTGTGCAACTCCAGCGTCCGCTCGGTCGTGTCGGGTGGCACGCTCGGTGCCAACTGCGCGTCGGCCTGCTCCTTGATGCGGAAACACAGGCCCGCGACGTACTTGAACGGCAGTTCGGCCAGCCCTTGCAGGACCAGATTGACCTCGGACGGGTCCAGCGTGATGGTGACGATGGGCTCGTGGCTCACGTCAGGGGCCCCACGGTCACGCCGTTGATGCGGACGAACAGTCCGGCGGTGGTCGTCCAGATGTCCCCATTCACCGGGGCGAACGGGGCCGACCCATGTGGGATGCGGAGCGGCGACACGCCGGTCGTGCCAGCAGGCGTCACGAGGTACGTTGACGTGCTCGGTGTGGCGGCACCCACGGCAACTACGTCACCGAAGCGGACCTGTCCGGTGCCCGTGAACAGGGCATAGTTCGTGGTCGCGCCACTGATGTTGCCGATGCGGACGCCGTACGCCGTTGTCGTGGTGCCGGTCAGCGTGGTCGCGGCGACCTGTATGCCGTGATAGCTGGTGGGCGCAAACGCACTGACGCCCGGGGCGGACACCAGCACGCCGGATTGCGTCGTCACGTTGACGCCCAGCGTGGTGGTGATGTACTGCCCGGCCACTTCCGCCGTGGCGCTAGACGATGCCGTGAAGTTGACGAAGCACCCGTACTGGCTGGTCTGGGTGCTGGTCAGGGTGTTCCGGATGTACAGCCCGATGCCGTCGTTCACGGCCCCGCCGATGGCGGCGTAGGACGACGCGCGGAACTGGCCACTGACGGTGACGTTCTCCGCGATGGTGGCGGTGCCACCGCTGACCGTGAGCACGTACGTACGCAGCAAGGCGCCGGTGAGCTTCTGCGTCGTGGCGGACCCGGCGGGGTCCTTGACGATGGCGAGAACATCCGCAGCGGCAAGGCTGGTAGCAGCAGGCAGTTGCGTGATGCGCTTGGCCATGGGTCAGTACCCGTTGTACTCGGCTTGCGTGAACGCGGCCGAAGCGCCGCCCGCAATGGTGATGGTCACCCGTGCGTACTGCTCGCCCTTCAAGCCGGTCAGCGAACTGGACTGGCGGGTGGTGCTCGTGAGTCCACCGTCGCCAGTCCCGGAGGTCTTGACGGTGGCGCTGGACAGCGCGGTGAAGTCTGCGACGTAGTAGAGCGAGTCGGGGCCCGCGCTGGTCACGGACCCGGCGGCGAAGGTCGCGGTCAGGTGGACCTGTAGCTCGGTGAAGATGCCATGCAGCGGCACCAAGCAGATGTAGTCCCCGTTGGTCGCCAGCGTCCGGCCGCGCAACCGCTGGCCCACGGCGCCGGGGTCGGCCGTCGGGGCCACAAGGATGACCAGCTCATCCTGTGCGCCGGTAGCGCTCTGGATGAGCTTCTGGGGTTCGGTGAGCGGGAGCGTCTTGGGCATGGCGAATCCTCAGTCGTAGGCGACGTACAGGTCGGAGGTCCAGCGATACCCTGCGCGGGTGAAGCCGCCGGGACCCGGGGTGGCGAGGATGCGCTCCTCGGGGCTGGTGCCGGTGACCGGGCGGTTGCCGTTGTTGGTGCCGTCGTCGTACACGGTGGCGAACGTGCCGGTCGGGAACGTGATGCCCGTCTGGGTGATGGCGGCAACGCCGTTGATGTACAGGGTCATGCTATCGGCGCCCGCGCCGACGCGATGCAGAATCCACTCCATCGTGGCCCACGACCCCAGCGGCATGGCCGTCGTGCTCGTGTAGGTGCGGGTGCTGCCCTCGTAGATGTCCACGTTCCCGGCCGCGGCGCCGATGTCGAAGTTGACGAAGTACCGCGAGCCGCCGGAGAACGTGACGAACAGTTGCTTGTTGCCACCCGACGAGTTGGAGGTCGGGTAGTTGCTGGGCAACTGGAACTCCATGGCGACGTACAGGTTCGTCGGGGTGCCGGTGACCGTGTGGGTCATGCGGCCCGCGTCATGTCCGCCGTCCACCGCAGCCGGATAGAACGTTTCCACGACTTGGGTACCCCCGATGGTGGGGGTGCCGGTGTACCCGGAGCTGACCACGTTCTTTTCGCCCCAGCCCACGTTGGCGGTGAACGTGGTGTCGGCGACCGCATTGGCGGTCAGGGTGCTCGACACGGTGAGCGTACTGGCCGTGGACGAGGTAATCAGCGCGTAGATGCCCTCGTTGCCCGGGTCCTGCCCGATGAGGCGGACGTACTGCGGGCAGTTGGGGATGTCGCCGGGGTTGCTGGTGTCCAGTACCCCGGCGGTAATCCACGACCCGGCGCTGGCGACGATGGTGTTGCTGGTCGTCGTGATGGAGGTCAAGCCGCCAGAGGAGGCGGTGAGGGCGCGGAACGGGCTGCCGTCGTTGACGAATCCGCCGGTGGCAACGGTGGATTGGTTGTTCCAGTGCGCGCGTTCGGTGTATCCCGGGTCATTGGCGTACCACGCCGTCGGTGCACTCCCGCCGGAGCGACGGCGCTTGCTGGCGCGGAGGGCGCCCATCAAGCTGACGGGGGAGAGCAGGCCGCTCACGAGTTGTCCGGCTCCTCGTCACCCGGGGCGAAGGTGCAGCCGCATTCGGGGCAGGTGACGGCGCCTGTCTCGTCGCCGTCCGGTTCGGTCATCTCGGCCGCGGACTCGTCGCCATCGGACGGCGGGACGGGCGGCTTCTTGCGGGCGAACGCGGGCTTGCGCTTGCTGGGGGTGCCGCCCTTCTCGAACACGGGGAACTCGTTGCCAGCCATGGGTCAGAACTCCGGTGGATACTGGTCGTGGATGCCGGTGTCGGTGTCATCCAGCGGTTGACGTTCGGGGTCCCACATCGTCTGGTCGTTGCCCATCTGCGCTGAATCCAGTGGGGCGTTGACGATGAACTCGGGGGTGGCCAGCGCATAGCGCAGGGCATCCGGCCCATCGTCACCACCGCGTCCCGTATCAGCATTCGCGTCCACTTTGCGGGGAGTTTCTGGTCGGGTTTCGTCGGGGACCAGTGCTTGCAGTTCGGCCAGCAAGCGCCGGTTCCCCGGGGTGTCCCAGAACCAAATCTTGCACGCGCCGAGCAACCGGCGCAAGACCCGGCTCCCGGCGGCGCGGTCAATGTTGGCGTGGGCGAGGGTGATGCCGTAGCGCTCGAACACGTCGGCGACGGTGGTGGGGCGGGCGCTGTGGGCCTGCTGTTTGGCGAAGGCGTCGTGTCCGGCGAACACGGCATCCACGGCCCGGCGGACCGGGGGGCTGCTGTTGGCGAGGCCCTGAATCTGGGCGGCTTGCTCGTGGTCCTGTTGCTTGTGCAGGTACAGGGTGTCCATGACGTGGACATGGCTGTTCCCGTCCCGAGCGCAGGCGACGAAGACGGCGGGGTGCCGGTGTCCCCAGTCGTAGCCGCCCCAGTAGTCCCACCAGTCCGGCGGCAGCTTCTCAGGCGGCGGGATGACCATGGCGGTGCCGAGGTCGCCTTGGACCTCGGGGTAGAACAGGCCGAGTCCGGCGTCCCAGTCGCCTTCGGCGAGGGCGGCGCGGAGGGCATGGGGCAGGGTGTTGAGCGCGGCCCAGTAGCTGGCGGGGAGGGACGGGTTGTCCTTGGCGGTGCCGGGGACGTAGGCCCGGGTCCACTCCCGGACGGTCCCATCCGGCTCCGGCATGGGGGTCACATGGACCGTGGCGCCCTTGTTGGTCGCGGTGACGAAGCGGGCCTTGAGCCACGCATGGCCGGGTCCGCCGGGGTTGGCGGAGGCGCGCATCCGGAGCGGGACGGTGGGGTCGGTGGACCGGACGCGGGTGAACAGCCACGTCCAGACCTCCTCCTTGGGCACCAGTCCCAGCTCATCGAACAGGATGGCCGAGTATTCGCGGCCGACGTAGCGGCTGACCTCGGCCACGGTTTCGCCGTACCCCATCTCGACGGCGGCGCCGGACGGGAAGCGCCACCGCTTTTCGACCGCCTCCCATGTGGCGCCCAGCGCGGGATAGAGCAGGGCCATGCGGTCGCGGACATCCTGCAAGTCGGTGTAGCTGGTGCGGAGGAACAGGACCCGGGCGCGGGGGTGCTGGGCGTAGCGGGCGGCGCAGGCAATCAGCACGTCGGTCTTGCCGGGTCCGGCCGCGCCGCCGAACAGGGCTTCGTTGGCCCCGCATTGCAGGGCCTTGGTCTGGAACCCGGGCCACGGGGTCCAGAGGACCGCCCGGTCTGAGGGGGCCGGGGAGGTGTCGGGACTGAGTTCGACGGGGTGATGGGTCACACGGACAGGCTCCGGCCTCGCGCGCGCGGTATCATCATCATCATCACGTTCAAGAGTAACTACTACGTTCTGTGTCCCCAAAACGGGGACAGGGGGTGTCCCCAAAACGGGGACAGGGGG